CTGCTGGATATACCTGCACTGTAGCGGATGTAAGGTTACTAAGTACCTTTACTGGGACAGGAATAAATTCACAAGCAGCAACAGGTCAAAATGTACCAATAAATCAAACACTTGGTACTAATATATCTGCCACTAGAATAGGTACACAAATTAACCTAAAAGGTACAACAATCAATACTTTATTTGGTAATAATGCTCTTCCTGGAGCTTTAATCAGAACAACTCTAACCTTTACTGGTATTGATTCAGGAGCTAGATTAACTATCCCATTAACAATTGAAAAAGTATAATAAATGAGTTACAAAAGATTTGATACTGAAGATATAGTAGTAAGTAGTGATTCTATAACTTCCGCAGCTTGGTCGGATAATGTTCCTACTTTAACAAGCTTTTTTACATCATCTATTCAAAAGAACGGATCCTCAGGGAAATATTATATGAGTGTTTATAACGGGAACCCTGTTACATCAACCTCTGCATCTGTTCAATTTGAAGTAGCTTATTGTGATAACCTTGGTAGTGGTAGTGAATTTTTTAACGATTTAGTACCTTTTTTATCACCAACAAGAACTAATTTTGGTCAATATAGAACATTAGTTTTAGAAGATGAAAATTCAAGCTTTAAATTCGGTAGTGAAACTAATATTGTTACAGGATCTAATTTTTGGGCTATCTCAGTCGAAAGATCTAGATATAAAGAAAAATTATTACCTGGAACTTTAAATTTACATCTTAGTGCATCCGGAGGAAAAATTAAACTTACTGATGATTCTAAAGAAGTATTAGTTAATACATTTATAGGAGCTCAAAGAGCATTCCAATTAATCTCAGGAAGTAATGGTGAATCATATGATACATCTAATGGCTATGTAGCTGGAAGTGGATCCTATGGATTATTTTTACCAGATATAGGAACTATTTTAATTAATCCACTTGCTACATCGCAGTCTATAAACCTGGAGGCTTCTCAAAGCTATGATTCACCTGGTTTAAATAACGATGCTATTTATGATGCTATTAGATTAGGAGGAAACTTTCAAGTTAACTCACAAGAAACCGTATCATCAGATTTTGTATTTGTAAGACTAAGAAATTCAGAATTTAATTATACAGAAAATCCTTCCTTTATTTCAGGCTCAACTGGAGAAGTAATCTATACCGATTTTATTAATCAACCTCAAGTATTTTTAACTACAGTAGGTATGTATAATGATGCAAATGAATTATTAGCGGTAGCTAAATTATCAAGACCACTCTTAAAAGATTTTACTAAAGAAGCTTTAATTAGAGTTAAATTAGATTTTTAAGGTGAATGAGCTTTACATACAAACAACTTACAACTGCTGATACTGTAGTAACTCCTTTTACAGTTAATAAAAGTTTTAATTTTGAAGGTAAAACTAACTTTAGTAGTTCAAATATAAATATTGATTTATTTATAGGAGCAGCTCCATCACAATCATTAAGTTCTAGTTTTGATAGTGCAAGCTTTGAATCAACCGGACTAAGAGATAATCAATATACTGAATTAGTATTTAGATCTATAAGGCAACTTTATTATAGTAATTATTTAACTCAAACATTTGGAGACCCTGCAGCTACTGCATCTTTTAATATAGACGGGACTATAAGTGGTAAAAGAGCAACTACTAATAATTATAATTTTTTATCTAATACCTTAACACAATCTCGTGCTCTTCTTCCTGGAGGAGGTAATGCTATAGGTGTACTATCTATACCAAGAAGATTATTCGGAGAAACTATACAACCTGGTACATTTTTATTTGATGACGGTGTATATAGATTTACGGATGATAAACAAGGTAATATTTTTACTACAACTAATATAGGAAAAACTCATGTAGGTAATATAATATACGAGCACGGTTTAGCAATTTTTACATATAAATTAATAGCTACAGGATCTTCTTTACCAAATACCCAAGCTATTAGAACATCCTTTTCAAGAGAAAACTTATCATGTTCATTTAGTAGCACTAGAACAATAAATGAAGCACAATTTATGTGTAAGATAAGAGAAAATGAATTTAACTTTTCTACTAATCCAACATTAATATCTGGTTCAAACGGTACTCCCTATGGTTATGTTACTGAATCATTTTTTAATCCATATATTACAGCAGTTGGACTATATAATAACAAATATGATTTAATTGCTGTAGGTAAACTAGCACAACCTATCTTAAAATCAGATATAAACGATACAAATATTATTATAAATTTAGATATGAATTAAAATGTTTTGGATTTACAAAAAAGGAAAAATCGAATCCTTAAACGATTTTCCTGAAGGTGCTTTTGGTTTTATTTATGAAATTGAACATATCCCATCAGGTAAAAAATATATAGGAAAAAAACAGTTGCATTTTACAAGAAAACTTCCTCCATTGAAAGGTCAAAAAAGATGGAGAAAAGTAGAAAAAGAATCTGATTGGTTAAAATATACAGGTTCTCATACTTTTTTAAAAGAGATAAGAAAGGAAAATAGATATGATGAATTACGAAGAGAAATACTTTTAATTTGTTTTACTAAGAAAATTTTAACATATAATGAACTAAAATATCAAATGATGTTTGAAGTTCTGGAAGAAAGTTCGTATCTTAATGATAATCTTCTAGGTAAATTCTACCGAAAAGATTTTATAAGAGAAAATGAGAGTAAATCAATTATTAGTTAATCTACTGAATTCAGTATTAGGTCCATCACGAAATACATCTGGAGGTAATTATTCTTATAAATGTCCTAAATGTAACCATCGTAAGAATAAACTAGAAGTAAATTTAGATCAAGAATCTAAACATTTTCAGAGTTATCAATGCTGGGTATGTGGAGATGACTTTAGTGGTAAATCTCTTTTGAAACTCTTTCGTAGATTAAAAGCATCCCAAGAACAAGTTATTGAATTATCAAAGTATGTTAAGGTACGGACAACAAAGATTAACAATGATATAGAAAATAAAATAGAGTTACCTAAAGAGTTTAAAAAATTTGATAGTTCTTTTGAATCAAGACGTGCTTTATCTTACTTGAAACAAAGGGGAATAACCGAAAAAGATATTGAAAGATATAATATTGGATATTGTACTACAGGTAAATTTCAAAATAGAATAATTATTCCTTCTTATGATAAAGATGGTAATTTAAATTATTTTATAGGTAGAAGCTTTGAAGAATGGTCATCATTAAAATATAAAAATCCAACAGTTACAAGAGATATTATACCTTTTGAATACTATATTAACTGGAATATTCCAATTATATTGTGTGAAGGAGCATTTGATATGATGGCAATAAAAAGAAATGCAATACCATTATTAGGTAAATCAATTAATAATGAATTAATGAAAAAACTTATCTCTTCTCAAGTAGATAAAATATATTTAGCATTAGATAATGATGCGATTAAAAAAACTTTAAAATATAGCGAATACTTACTTAAGCAAGGTAAAGAAGTCTATATTGTTGATACAACAGAAAACGATCCTTCAGATTTAGGATTCGATAAATTTGTAGAAATTCTACAACAAACACAGCCAATAGACGAATATTCGTTTATGTCTTACAAACTACAACTCATATGAGTATTTTAAAAAAATCTTATAATAGATTATTAGAAATTTCCGACGATCACAAACAAATTACTTTAAAAGATTCTCGGTTTTATCAAAGAAATGGTGAATATTATCCATCAGTTACTTATGTTTTAGGATGTTATCCAAAAGGAAAGCATTTTGAAGATTGGTTAAAAAGAGTTGGATACTCTGCCGATTATATTGTTAAAAAAGCAGGAGAGCAAGGTACTCAAGTTCACGATTTATGTGAAAGATACTTAAAAGGAGAAGAAATTAAATACTTTGCTGAGTTTTCAACACCATTATATGAACCATTAGTATGGGAAATGTTCTTAAGATTCGTAGAATTTTGGGAAACTTTTAAACCTACTCTTATAGAAACAGAGGTATTTTTATTTACTGATAAGATGAAAGTAGCAGGAACTTGTGATTTAGTAGTAGAAATTAATGGTGAAAGATGGATACTTGATATTAAGACATCTAATACGATTGCATCTACTTACGAACTACAAACAGCTATTTATAAAGAAATGTATGAAGAGTGTTATGGTAAAGAAATTCATAGAACTGGTATCTTATGGTTAAAATCCAGTAAGAGAGGTCCTAGGAAAGATAAGTTTCAAGGGAAAGGATGGGAGATTATTGAAAGTAAACGCTCATTTGAAGATAATATAGAAATCTACAAATGTGTTAAGAAGCTTTTTGATATAGAAAATCCTAAACCTGAACCATTAATGAAAAAATTAAATACTGTAATAAAACAAAGTGAATAGTCTTTCTCAATTTTTAGTAGAGTCCATTATGGATGAAAAAGGAACGATAGTTTCTTATGGTGGAGGATTTAAACCACCTCATAAAGGACATTTTAATGTAATCAAAAGGATGATTGAAAAATATCCTGATGCAGAAGTATACAATGTCTTTGTTGGTAGTAAAGATAGAGGTGGTATTTCACAACAAAATGCATTAGATATTTGGAAAATATATAAAAAATATTTAAGCCCTAAAGTATCAGTAAGACAATCTCAAATACCAATTACTGATGTTTATGGTACAGCTAAAGAAAATCCTGATAAGAACGTTATTTTTGCAGCCGGATCAAGAGGGGAAGAAGATGATAAAGAACTATTAAGGAGATTAAGCTCATATCATAAGTATGATAACCTCCAGTTAGATGTAGTTAGAGATGAAGGAGGTATTTCTGCAACTCAATTAAGAAAAACTAATCCTGATCAATTAGCTACCTTTTTTCCGGATGAATTATCAGATGAAGATTTAGAAATAGTAACAAATATAGTTCTAGGAGTTAACGAAGATACAACTCGTACTACTAAAAAAGGAGCCCCTGGTACATTTAAAGCAAAAATTACAAAAGCATATGGAGGGCCGGTTACTATAGCTAAAGCAAAAAAGTTTAAAAATAGAAAAGGAGCTACTGCTCATGATAAATCACAAGCTAATTGGTTTATTAATATGCATAGTGCTAAAGAAGGCTTTGATCCTAAGCTAGGAAAAGACCCATATGGCATTTCTCAATATTCTAGAGAGATTATGGAAGCTAAAAAAGCATCTGAAATGGATCCCCTCTTTATAAAAGATATTGAAAAAAATTATGGTGAAGTTGATTTAGAAAATGACTATTTTAATGATGAATTAACACGATATTATAAAACAACTGATATAAATAAAGAAACAGGAGGAATTACTCACGATGTTATTAATCTTCCATCCTTTAAAGATTCATTTGATAAACTAAAATCAGCATTCGCTTCAATAAAACAACTACAAACTACCAAACAAGTAGCAAACGACCAGAAATTTCCTGAGTTAGTAGACAAAGTTAAAGATGCATTTAATAAATATCGTACACATTTACGTACAAAATACCCTTCTCAATATAAAACTATTAAAGAAGAAGTAGATAAAATGGTAAATCTTCTTAATGAAGGAGTTTATGATTCTATTACTACTGAAGTTTCTAGCGATATATTTAATGCTTGGAAAGAATTTCATGATAAATACCCTGACCAGGAGGAATTTATTTATCAAAAAAATTACGAACTACAAGATAAGAAAGGTCGCGATATGGAATTTGATCTTCAAGCAAAAATTGTATTTAAAGAAACAGAAGAAGGTATTTATAGTGTAGATGGAGGAGCAGAAGAAGGAGATGAAGACATTCAAGGAGAGCTCACTGTAATATTCCAAGTAGATCCAAGAGATTTACCTAATATGTGGTCTACTATTTCAATGGATCTTAAAGATGTAGTTAGACACGAAATAGAACATTTATCTCAAAGAGGATATAATGTTGTTTATAGTAAAGAAATGGAAGATAATAGAGCATTAAGAGCTCTTATAAAAGCAAAACTACTACCAGATAAAGAATATTATAGGCTAGAAGACGAAATTCCTGCTATGCTACAAGGAATGTACTTGAAAGCAAAAAAATCTAAAGTTCCTTTTAAAGATGTAATACAAAACTACTTTGATAAAGTAGGATTATCTAAAGAAGATCGTAATGAAATCATTGCTCTCTGGAAGCAATACCTACCATCTTTATCTTTGCCTTCTATTGATGAAATAATAAGAGAGCAAAAGGAAAAAAT